AGATTGACCAGATGAAGATATTGCCCAACCCGTTGTCCCATCGTTTGATATATTTTGATCACTATCAATAACTCCATTGAAATTATTACTTTGAATTTGCTGTTTAACAAGCACCATTTTACTTTCTAATTTATCTGTTGCTAAAGTTCCTTGAACTAAGATTTTACCTGTAAGAGAGTTTGGTTTGATTTTAATTAATGTAGGTGAAAACTCTTTTGTATTTAGCAAGTCAATAATGTAGTTATCAAAAGATATCTTATTTGTTTGTTGCAAGGATGTTCTTGATGGATTATTCCCAATAATACCTGTCCTAAAATCAAATATTGAATATGATGTTGTGTCAATCCTAGAGGAGCTTATGCCGTCATGGTTGTGACCGCCAGCTCCAGAGAATGTAACAGAAAATTCTGATGTCATTACGAAACCTTCCTTAATGTAATAGAGTGCTCTAGCGTATCTCCGACACTTAGGCTGTGAGATACAACCCAGTAATCAGTATTGATAATATCAAGACTTCTTAGCGATGATATTGTAATTTTATCACCAATTTGAAGAGTTGGTATTGCCATTGATGTAATATTTAAAACTGGAATTGGTTCTTTAAATTTTGAAATTAAAAAATCAGCAATCTCTTGTGCCTTAGATGCTGTATAGATATATTGATTATCAATAACAACTTCTTTAAGACCGTATCTTTTAATGTCTTCAGACAAAGTTGCACTTTGAGATTTGATTTGGTTAGCTCCTTCTTGCCTTTTGACAGGAACTCCAGAAATTGATGTAAAATCTTGTTCTTCAGTTTTAGGATTTGTTCCTTGAATATAGGCAATGTTTCCGCTTACAACCGATGTGGATGCTGACAATATGAGTTCAGCTGTGTATGCATTTGCTATATATCTTGACATAACAATTTTTGGTGGAACAGTATCCTGTATTGCGCTAACATATGGTTTATACACATCAAATGCCGGTGCATTATCATACTTAATCTGATAATAACGAGCTTCTCTAACAGGTGTATTTATATAATGCTCTATAGCGGTTGTATCAAACTGAGCTCTATCATCCGATGTGTTCAAGATAAAATTATTGTCATCAATAGATGAATACTTGATAATTTCATTATCAATCTGCACATAACCGCTCGTTGGGAATGGTGGATTGTTTGTTGTATTAACAGGGATTGTTGTTGATGTTGAGCTGATATTTCCTTTCAAAGTCACAACCCCCAAAGAAGAATTGTCAGGTGGAGACCAAAGCGCTTGTCTTCCAGATGTCAAAGGTGATTGATCTGTAACATTAACTGTTATCTTATTTACTTGCAACTGCACATTATACTCACCGCTTTGAATATGAGTACTATCTGATATTGTTTTTTGACTTACCGAATGCTGTGCAATAGTTGGCTCAAAGAATCTGTAATAATGGTAATACTGGAACTTATCATTCTCATCAACAAAGAACCTTCCAAAGTCGCCTAAAGCAATTGCATCAATAATTTGTTTTGCGCTTTGATCATTACCGTAAAGATGAGGGAACGAAGTGATTGGCTTAATCTGTGTTGTTATGTATCTATTCTTAACAGCCTCTGCATCCAATACCTTGTTATACATTGCAAATTCATCTATATAGAATGAACGAATGTTTGATGGAGCAACTTCGGTTGAAGAGAAAGATGATCCACGACCACCGATTGTGATATCTCCAGCCCAAGGGTCAACATTATTCACACCATTTATTGTGCTAACTAGATTTCCATTTACATAATAATTAAGAATTCCAGCACCAGAGCAAGTAACTACAATATGATTATAAATTGTTGTTGATAGTGCAGTGTTTGATGAGACAGTTTTTGTATTATTGCTATTTTTTCTTACTTTAAAACCATGAGCTGTTGAATTATTAAAAAACTCAAAACCGCTAGTTGGTGAGGCATTGGCCCATGTGCTTAGATACTCACCATCTCCACCAAAAACTGCTGGAAACTTTGCATATATTTCAATTGACCAATTATCTGTGAATAGATGGTTTGATGTGTTTGGTAAATCAAGAGAAATATCGTAGGGGATTCTTACATAAGAAGTGCCATCTAAATAAACGGCCTTATTCAATGGCTCGGAGACAAGACCAGTTGGTTGCTTTAATGCCGGATCACTTACATAGATTCCATTATTCCTGTAATGATTTCTATTCTTAACTCCTCTTGTAAAAATAGAATTTCTTTTACCAATAGACTCTTCTGCTACAACAGTTGTTGTTTCTGATAATGGAATTTTTACAGCAGATCCACCCTGATATTTTTTATATAGTGCAATATCAAATGTTTGAGAACCTTTACCATGAAAAAACTCAATTCTAAGTTTATAAGGTACGCCAGCATCAACATTGATAAAACCTCCAAGATAATCTTCTGATTTGATAGGTGAAAGTGCTGGTGCCGTTGTCGTTGTCCATTTGCTGAGAACGAGGTTGTCATCAAGATATACACGAACACCACCATCTGTTATTGTTATTTCAAAAGACATATTGCCAGCGGTTGATGGAATCCAGTAACCATCAATTACACCGTTGAAATATTCTTTGACATTAACGGTTGGAGATTCTGCCGTTCCAAGTCCTGTATTGAAATCAACATCCTGCAAATCAGCGGCATAGATGTTGCCGGGAATATCTTTAGTAAATTGCGTATTACTTTGAGGAACAAAACTCTTTGCCTTCATTGCTTTGTCATATGCAGATAGTTGAATGTCTAAAGCGTCAGCCTTAATGTCTTTTAATTCGTTAAGTTTGTTACTTGCAATTTGCCAATACCGGACTCTCAACCCAGTCCCCGGAACAATTGGTGTACCAGTCTTGTCTGTCAAATCTTCTTTAAATGAGTATGACGCAACCGCATTTTGTTGCAAGAAATCAGAATACGGAACAAGTTGTGATAATTCATTTTGCGAGATATTTGTCTGCATAAGCATATTCTTAACTGCCTGACCGACTGTTGAGTTCTGAACATAGAAACCCTTAGTGATTTGCTTTTCAGTTAAAAATTTTGTTTTGTCCAAGCATTTTATTGTGAGATCCATTCCGCTACTTCCAGACCATTCGTCTATGTAAAACTCCCCCAAGCTAATGTATTCGTATGGGTCAAAAATCACAGAAGAACCAGCGCTATGGTTGGCAGCATAGGTTCCGTCATAGCCTCGGTCAAGGATAGTTACTGTCTTATCCGTTCTTGTTGAACACAGTACAACCTCTTCATTAGGAGTTCCTTTATCAACTATTAATGTAAATTGATTTGTAGCGTTGCCATTTAAAAAACCAGCTGCGTCATTAACAGATAGCGTATTGCTTGATATTGTCATAGAAGAAGTTAAAACAGTATTAACCAAAATATCGTCTGTTTTTACAATCCTCCAACCATTTGAAAGTTTAACTTTCAAATCTTTTTTCATATATTTTCCATATAAAGATGTAGGGTCAAATGGGCTAAAATCTTTTGTTGTATTATCCAATACAATCGATGCACTTGAAGAACCGCTTCCTGCAATTGGAATTGAATTCTCCCAAAGTTCACCTTGTCTTTGAACAGAATGGCTTACAACATAGTCTGTTACATCAACTTCGTATAAAGGAATGACCTCAATAAGCCTTGCACGATCTGATTTTGTTTGTGTGCTATATATTGTTATTTTAATTGCAGAGACATCGGTAGATATATTTGATGGGATTATGTGTTCTCTATAGTATTCATCTTTACCAATTGAAGCAAATACGGTATGAAATGTTGACAAAGCATTGTTAGCAATTTCAAGTTTATAGTAACTTATTTTACCGCCAAATTCTGATGTTACAACCTTTACCTTATTAACTTTTCTTTGAGTAAAGCTATAGTTTATCCAAATTGGTGTTGTAAATTCATATCCAGAAACAGAATGCAATGTTGCTGTTGATACAGCATTTGATCTCCATCCATACTTATAATTATCTTCAAGGTCGCTTGGCATAGCATAAAAGTTTCCATCAGCACATATCGTCTTGCCGTTCTGGTCAATATCTCCAGCAATAGCCCAAGGGAATCCTTGCCTCTGTGTTCCATTCATTGATTGCTGAGGTGTAAAAAAGTAACCGCTAAGCATTGAAGTGCCGGCCATTTGCTGGGCCAGTGTTCCTCTTGAGTTTGATGTATAGGAATCACTACTCGTTACAACAAGATTGTCTACATGGCGACTATCTAAAAAGGTGATGACAACCTTTGGTTTTACTTTTTGAGCGTATGAATTGGTAGCGGTTTGAAACGAATCGGATAATGGTTTCCCATAGATATCTTGTGTAATCATTAAACCTCCTCTAATTCCAAATCGCACTTCCAAAAATAAACATCAGAAGTCAAATCTCTACGAACAAGATCTTCTGAGTAAGAAGTTATAAATACATTATACGCTGTTTCAGAGAAAATATCTTCAGGATCCGCTCCATATGTAACAACCTTTAAGACATGAACATCAGGATCCATAGCTAATTTCTTAATATAGTCTCTAGCTTCTCTTTTATCAATAGTGGAGTCTCTGGTTGAGGGAAGCCATTCCCATGACATTTTGAATGTTATCTTTCCAGCATTATTTCTTTTATAATATCTAGACTTAGAATTATTCCAATTTGATTTCTCAACAAAGACTTGCTTTATGCTGTCACTAAATTTACGGCCTTGATCTGTTAAAGCATTGTTGTCAAGAATAACAAGAGGGACAAGTGATCCCGGATACCTTGAAGAGGGGGTGAAGCGTATTAAGTCAGAAATTAAAAGATTACTATTAATTGGAAGATTTGTTAATCCCAAAATTACTGTTTTGACTGGTGTAATTAATGTAATGTTTGCAATTCCATCAAGATTTGCTGATGCAAGCTGTATTCTTAATGCAGAAGAATTAACTGCTAAATCTCCAGAAAAAGACTCAGATACAAATGTGGTTCTAAGTGTTGTTACTGATAATTCAGTTTCAATAGTTAATGACGAAGATGCTTCAACTATAAGAGGAATTTCATTAAAGACAATCCCGCTTAAAAGATCACTTATCCTATAGATTGGATTTTCTTCTGACATTAGGCTTCCTCAACCGAAAGACTCGCTGAATAGTAGTCACACGCTCTCTGTACATCTCTTCTAATAAGATCCTCTGAGTAATCAGTAATGTAAACATAGAAAGACTCTGAGGCATCAACTGGGCTTAACTGAATATTCATAAGAACCTTGCCCCGTGTTGTTAGAGCTAAGTTTTTAAGCCAGTTTCGGGCTTCTCTATTGTCAATGGTGTCTTCTTTGATTGTTGGAAGCCATTCCCATTTAAAAGAAAATGTTCTTTTATTCGTTTTAATATATCTCTTTGTTATTCCAGCATCAAGCTCAACCTCGGATGCCCCGACTTTTACAGAGTCAGATATTGTTCTGCCCTGCTCTGTAACCTCTGTTCCGTTTAATGATAAAAAACTTATTATTGACATTACATTCCTCTGTTTATACCATTATATGTTCTAACAATCCTTGATTCAAGACCGGCTTGCTTTTGGTTAGCAGGGACAACTTTCATATTGTATTCTTTCATCATTGAGTTAAACCATTCAGTCTCTCCGATGAAGTTGTCGACAAAGAAGTTATAGTTATGAGTGGACTCTGACTGCATTGTGCCAGTTGACACATTTGGTGCAGAGATCTTTGCATAGTTAGCCATTGGGGTTGAGAACTTAGGAATTGAAGGAACATCGATTCCATTAACATATCCACCAATCTTGTATTGACCTGCTCTCTTATAGATGCCCTGATTGATATTTTGAAGCATATTTGTTCCATATTTATTAACAGAAGATTTACGAATTACATATTCACCACCGTGAAGAACTGCAGGAATTCCTTGGTTCTCTGGTCCGTATGTACTACCGCCATCAAAATATGGAATAGCTCCACCATTAAATTTTTTATTTTTTGGTGAGATATTTTTAAAAGGGTTAAAGATATTATTTTTTTTAGATTTATTAGGTGTTTTAATTTTTTTAGTTGTATTAGGAGCAATATCATTTGTTGAAAGTGGAGTATCTGGAATTTTATTTTTATTATACCAGTTATCAATAATATCTTTAGCTGCTATACTTTGTTCTTCACGGGTTGCATTTGGATTTGCTTTATTCCAAGCTGAAGATCTTAGCTCCACTTCACGCATTAACATGAGATTAAAATCTTTTACAAATTGTTGATATTCAATTAATTCTTTTGATTTTGGAAGAATTCTTGGGTCAAGAGCGCTTAATCCATTTTTTGGTTTTAAAGCATCAGCAAGTTTTTTAGCTATACCAAAAAGTCTGTCTTCTACGCTCAAATCTTTAGTGGCAGTTGTAGGGACATCATTTATTGCATCAAGAATTAACTGATCTAAGAATCGAGCTTTATCAAGGCTATTGACACTACCTTTTATTTGACCAGTTGTTAAATAATCTAATTCATCAAATAATTCAAGTGCTTGCCTTGCAAGCATAGCATCAACTGCTTGCTTATTTGTTGGAATAACCCCTTCCTTTAATCCTTGAGTAATTGCTCCCCAGTGTGTTGGTATTTGATCTTCAATTACATTTCCACCTGTTATATTTGGAGATTTTTTACCCTTAAACATTGATGCAAATTTTGATTTGAAACCTTTAAGTTGATTACCAATTAAACCAGAACCCTTTCCAAAAACTCCAGAAGCAATTCCAGAAATACCAGTTTTTGATGCAATCTTTCCAAGTGGTTTTGTTACAACCTTTGAGGGTATTAACGACAAAATGGTGTTGGCAGCAGAACCAAGACGGTTTTGTTTTTTACCAGAACCAGCAGCGGCATCTAGGTCTTTACCAGTAATTGTTTCTACGCCGCACTT